ATATTATCCCAGCATCGGCCTTATTGGGAGACTATCCAATAGTGGCTACGCCCACTTTTGAAATTACAGCCTCTAATCCTGCCGTAGTTTTGACCGGCACCATGCTTCCTACAGCCACAGAAGGAGAAATAGTAGCTGGCGGCAAGACGATAATCGCTACTATATCCGATGCCACATGGGACGGAGATCTTGGAACAGAGTGTCAAGAAACGACGGATTTTATTCAGTCCTTCGATTCTGCTCAGTCTGAAACCTATGGCTGGAATAATATCGTTAGGGATACACTGACTTATACCGCTGTCACTCGTAACAGCGACACCGTGGCAACTGTACTTTTACCAGCCTTTGGAACATATGATATATCAGCAAACGAAGTTATTACTGGCACGATAGCCGCCAGTACACATTCACACGATGAAGCCATAACAGTGACACCACAGTTCAATATAATTTTCTTTGACACCTCAACCGAGAAAATAGTTGGGATAACTTTGCAGTGAGAATTGATCCTTTTAAAAAATTGGCTTTGGTAGTGGGAAGATTACGTATGATCCAATTGGACCAGGTAATTGGACAAGGTAGGAGCACTTATGCCTTATCAAGTATCAGGTGAACTAGGACAAGGAACCTCGACTGACTTCAGAGATGTAGACCACGGATACGACTATCCAGATGGTCTTGACCTAAAGCCTGGGTCCGAGTTTCATAACAAGCTTAAAAGCAAAATCTTGACTCGTGCTAAGGAATCTCGCAATGAGATGGCTAAGAGATTTTCCAGTTGGAAAGAGCAGGACAGGGTACTGACTACTTACATTCCACTGAAGGACAAGGAAAAGGCACTTAAGGAAAAAGATACTGCAAAGCCTGTCTCAATCATATTTCCTTATACCTATGCAATGCTTGAAGCGCTGCTGACTTATCTGTCCATGGCTTTCTTTCAAGATCCCATATTTCAATATGAGGGAACAGAAGGAGACGACATCAGGGGTGCTATGCTATTGGAGCTTGTCATTCGTCTTCACTGTATAAAGACAAAGGTTCCACTCGCTGTTCATACTGTCCTTCGTAATGCTTTAGTCTACGGAATAGGTCCTGGTGCCACTGGATGGGAAAGAAGATCCGGACGAAGACCCATTAAGTCATCCATCATATACAGTGGTTCCGCAGGAGAAACCTCTGATACAAGAGTAACCTGGATCGATGATCTTCTGTTTGAGGGAAATAGACTTGACCCAATAGATCCTTACATGTGGCTGCCAGATCCTAGTGTGGCTTCTCACGATGTACAGAGTGGTGAGTTCGTTGGATGGATTGTTAGAGATAACCTAATGAACATGCTATCTGAGGAAGCTTCTGCTGGAGGAAGGATATTTAATGTAAAGTATTTGAAAAAGATAAAGAACAAAAAGTCCTCACTGTCAACTGAGCAATCTGATAGATATCTAAAGTATAGTGGAGGTGGTGATCCGAGACAAGCTACTCCTGCTTCTACAAACCATGTAGATACAATCTATATGTATGTCAATCTTATTCCAAAGGAGTGGAAGCTGGGTACTAGTGAGTATCCGGAGAAGTGGCTGTTTGGACTTTCCTCGGATGAGGTAATTACAGAAGCAAGCAGAACGGAACATGCTCATAATTTGTATCCAGTTGCCGTTGCATCCCCAGAGTTCGATGGTTTTAGTCCAACGCCGATAGGCAGGTTAGAAATCCTTTATGGATTGCAGCATACACTAGATTGGCTGTTCAACTCACACGTGGCTAATGTTCGCAAGGCTATCAATGACATGTTCATAGTCGACCCATATCTAATCAACATAAATGACCTGAAGGATCCTGAGCCTGGGAAATTGGTCAGACTACGAAGGCCTGCGTGGGGAAGGGGAGTTGACAAAGTCGTACAGCAGCTTGCTGTAGCCGACATTACCAAAGGTAATATAGCTGACTCTGCCTACATTACCCACTGGATGGACAGGATAGCTGGAGCAGATCCATCGATGCAGGGCGCACTCAGAATGGGTGGACCTGAGCGTCTTACCAAAGGTGAGTTCCAAGGAACTCGTGGTAGTGCAGTCTCTCGCCTTCAACGGGTTGCTATGATTGTGGGCATGCAATTTATGCAGGACATAGGTTATATGTTTGCAGTACACACACAGCAGTATATGGAAAAAAGTACCTATGTCAAGTTGGTTGGGAGGAATCAAGACAAGTTCGAGGAAATCTTTGGCCCAAGTGAAAGGGCTCCAGTAACTCCATATGATCTTGCAATAGATTACGATGTAATAACGAGGGATGGTTCAATTCCTGGAGGTAACTTTTCTGAAGTCTGGATTGAGCTGTTCAAGATTATATCAACTACACCTGAGCTAATGCAGCAATTTGATACTTTCAGGATATTCTCTTATATAGCAAATGAACTTGGGGCGAAGAACTTGGAAGACTTCAGACGTAGTGCCAACAGGGTTCAGCCAACTGTAATGGGCAATGAAGAAGTAGTCAGAGGAGTGGATCAGGGAAACCTTGTACCATTTGGAGTTTAGCATGCAAGATAGAAAAGATGAACTGGCTATAGTAGTCACTGCAACAAGGGATCAGATCAACGAGTTTAAGGGGTCTCTCCTTTGGAGAGACATTAAGCATGAATTGGAGGTATGGAAATCTGCTGCGCGTAACGAATATAGCCAGGTGATAGGAGATATCATATCTGGTGAATCTGGTATAGAGAACTCCGATATGCATCTAGGAAGTTTGTATGGAAGAGAAGCAACAATAGACTACCTACTGTCTATACCTGATATTTTTTTAGAGATCTTGGAGGATAAGAAAGATGAGTCTAGACGTAAATAAGCCGGAAGATCAAGTTCTGATCAGTGAACTACCAGCCTATATAAGAGAGAATAGAGCCGAAATAAACTCCATATCATCAGGAGGTGCTGTTGCACAGACTAATCTAACAATTACAGCGGGTCAAACATCGCTGGTTGTTGGAACTGATCTCAGCACAGTTGGTCTTGAAACTGTCGTAGTCACTGGTAGTGGAGTTGCTGTAATTGCAACTATTACCGGCGGTACTGATGGCCAGGTCAAGATATTCATATTCCAGGATGCCAATGTTGGTCTTACCGATGGAGTCAAAGCTAGTGGAAAAATGTACTTGAATCATCTACCTGCACTCAGCAATTTTGCTCCACAGCAGGATGACGTAATAGCACTGCGCAACGTAGGTGGTGATGGAGCCTCGAATCATGGCTATTGGAAAGAGCTTTATAGAACTCTTTCTGTAAAATAAACTTCGTTCAAAAATTGAACAAAGGAGGTAGAAAATGTCAGATGAAGATATCCAGAAACAGATAGACGCCATGATAAACGCTGGGCATGGGACTGAAGTTCCTGGCACGGAAGTTCCTGGGACTGTTGCACCTGGTACGAGAGCTCCAGTCACAGGTGCTCCGGCCACTTCTGCACCAAGTACAAAGGCTCCTGTAACAAGTGCTCCGTCAACAAGTGCTCCGACCACCACAGCACCTGCAACTGAGGTTCCGGAGGATCCGGAGGTCAAAAGGCTTAGGGAGGAAATAGAAACTCTCCGTCAGCAGGTAGAGGAATCCCACAAGAAGAAGCAAGAAACAGCGGCGCCTACTACTGCTGCACCAGTAGAAGACATAGACTTCCTCGGCAACGATATTGATCTGGATGAACTCACAAGGGATTCAAAAGCTTTCAATGCTCTTCTTAACAAGGTCTACAAGATGGGAGAGGAAGCCAGGAGAAGGTCACAGGAAGACACACTAAAAAGCATCCCGAACATTGTGAAATCTAACGTGGCTATTCAGGCGACTCTCAAGGAAAAGGTTACCAAGTTTTATGAGGACAATAAGGACCTCGCTGGATTTAAGAAAGTATGCACTGCTGTGTCCGAGGAACTAATATCGGAGAATCCTAACTGGAGTCTAGACAAGGTATTCAGTGAAGTAGCAAAGGAATCTCGGAAGAGACTTGGACTTCAGAAGAAAGCCAGTGCAACTACAGCACCAGCTACCAAACCACCTGGAGGTCCCAACTTTCCAAGAACTAAAACCTCCAGGCAAAGACCTAAACCTGAAACTTCATCTCTTTTAACCGAAATAGATGAGATGAATAAAGTCCAATAGGAGGTAACTAAAAATGGGACGTGAAGACAGATTCATAGGGCAGGATACTGTTGTTGATAAGTATCATGCTCCTAATGCGGACTATGCCATGAACAGTAGGGACTTCGTGCTCCGTCCTTCCGCAGATGGAGACTCTGGCCCTATAACTATTTCCCTACCACCTGTTTCGGAAGCCCGTGGTAGGTTCTACTCAATCGTAGTCAGAAATGCAGATGCTGTTAACACTGTCACTATCCAAGATCTCGATGACTCTGAGTGCTGGATAGGCGATATTACCTGGAATGGAAAGTGTGATGGAGCACTGTTCTACTCCGATGGTCTGATGTGGCATGTTATTGGTCTGCCATATAGCCCTGGTGGGTTTGCTACAACTCCACCTCCAGGAACGACAGCTGCACCTACAACTGCGCCTGCAACTAGTGCACCTTAACTTCTAACCTTTGTTCGATTTTTGAACAAAGCGGAAAATAGGAGGTAACCAAAATGTTTCTAGGAATGCGTGGAACTGGTGATTGGGTTGCTGACCAGCGGCCCATGAACTGGCGACAGAACATATTGTACCTTTATCCAAATGGCATGACTCCGTTGACAGCTATTCTGTCAATGATGAGTCAGAGCAGAACTGATGATCCACAGTTCCACTGGTGGACTCAGGAGATGGGATCTGTTGATGGAGCAGTGAATGGAGTTTTCACCCTACCTGATTTGTCTGTTGCTTACGTAGGTGGGGGTGCTCAGTATAGCACAATCTATGTAACTGTTACCGCTGCCAATGGTAATCGAATCAGAGCAGGCCATCAGATCTTGCTCCGTGATGCTTCTGACTATCGTGTTGACGTGGTTGGTAAGATAGTCGATGTTGTAAGACTTCCTGCTCACGCTGTGCTCTCTGTGACTCTGCTCGAAGCTGACGACAATTCTCCCGACCATGACCTGTCAGACTGTGACACTTTCAAGATCATCGGTAACATCAATCCTGAGGGTGGTCAGATGCCTGATGCTATTGCTCTTAATCCACAGAAGGTGTACAACTTCACCCAAATCTTCCGAACTCCTCTGAGCATTACCAGGACCGCTCGGAAGACCAACCTTCGAACTCCCGACGACTACCAGAAGGCCAAGCGTGAGTGTCTGGAAATGCACTCTATCGAAATGGAGCTTGCATACATCTGGGGAGTCATGACTGAGCGTATAGGCGACAATGGTAAGCCTGAGCGTACTACTCGTGGTCTGATCAACTTCATTCGTCAGTACGCTGCAGCCAACTGTGATGACTATTCACTCAATGCGAACTATGCTGGCCAGACCTGGGCTGCCGCCGGTGAGGTCTGGTTCAAGAACATGCTTGAGCAGATCTTCCGTTACGGTGCTAGTGAAAAACTATGCCTTTGTGGAAGTGGTTTCCTGCTTGGCATTGATGCCTTGGCAATGGCTGGTGGACAGGTGAATCTGCAGCCTGCACAGAAAACCTATGGAATGCAGATTCGTGAGTGGATAACTCCATTTGGAAGCATCATGATGAAAACTCACCCGCTCTTTTCCTATGACGCAACCACTCGTAACATGGGTGTACTTCTGGAGCCTAAGGAAATCACCTACAGATTCATCGACGACACTACGTTCTACGGTGAATCTTCTTCAAAGAAGCATCCTGAAGGCTATGGACATCGTAGGATTGACGGAACCGAGGAGGAGTACCTTACTGAGTGTGGACTGGAGTTTGGTCTACCTCAGAAGTGTGCTGTTCTTAACGGCGTTGGAATTGACAACGACTTGACACCTTAACTAATCTAGGACGAAGGGAGTGGTTCGCCGCTCCCTTTGTTCAAAAATTAAACGGAGGTTTGAGTGAATCTACTTCAGCTCCGTCAGCGGTTCAGGACTCTTTCAGGCCGTCATGATCTTGTAGATGCAGACGGTTCTGACAGTGGTGCTGATTTCTTTATCAATGCTGGACAGCGTCACCTTGACCGTCTGGACGAGACTCAGAAGTCCCCTGGAATCTGTTTCCGCTTTTGCGAAGTCGGCTTCTGGTCTGTTCACTTTCCTTACTGTAGGGCGGTGAAAGAAGTCTGGGCCAACTCAACGACTGCAAAGTGGCAGCTTGAGAAGAAGGACCTGCAACATCTTCTTGCAGGATATTTCACAACTGTGCCTTCTGGTATAGATACAGGAAGTACACTTTATTATGCTCCAGCTATTACCAGAAGTATACCAGCAACTCGTGATATAGAGGCTGCTAACTTTGAAGCCTTTGCTGGCTATATAGACGTCATGAGTGCGGATCACTATGCCTATAACTCCATTCTAGTTGCTCCACCTCCAGATGAAAGAATTGCCCTCGAGATCAAGGGACTATTTTATACAGAAGAACTCTCCGAAGATACTGACAAAAGTTATTGGTCTGAAGTGCATCCGAATGTCTTGATCATGGCTACTATGAGGGAGATAGAGATCTTCAATAGAAATACCCAGGGAGTTAGAGACTGGGACAATGCAATAGCTGCAGCAACATCTGGAATTGGCAAGGATCTTGTTGAAGAAGAAATTGCCGAGTGGACGCAGATTCAGGACTAATGACCTTGAGACAAAGACAGAGTAAGTTCGTCTACATGGTCTCCTTGTTGATCTTGTACGCCTATCAACTAGGATACGAGGTTACATTTGGAGATGCTTGGGCAAGGGACGGTCACCGTGACGGAAGTTTCCACTACAAGAGACTTGCTATTGATCTCAATTTATTTAAAGATGGTAGATATCTAAGAAGCACAGAGTCCCACAGACCTCTCGGCGAGTTCTGGGAATCTATAGGTGGTACTTGGGGAGGTCGCTGGGATGATGGAAACCACTATTCATTAGGAGAATCAAGATGAAGATAGTTAAGGGTAAGACTGTGGAGGAGCAGATAAAGCACATAGACACCATCCTCGATAGATTCTCAAGAAGACTTCACAAGACAACAGCTGGAATAATCTCTCCTTATCCAATATCTAACTTCGTCAAGTCTTCGTCTGACAGAGTGGTCCTGAGATATGTATTTCCTATAGATGGAATGATTCCGCTTGGTACACTACACATTGATAATATGCCGAAGTCTGGAGTTGATATATATGTAGTTGCACAAGCTGATGATATTCACAGGAGTGAGACA